GCCAAAGCGTGTACTGTTCCCCAATTCACGGCATCGTGCTAAGGTTTTATTGCATTGAGTTTCGCGCCCTTTATACCCACACTGAATACCTTTAAATTTGAACGGACAGAAATCCTTCATCACACGAATTAACGGGAATCGTCGGGTGAAACTAAAGTCAGTCCCCAACGTGAATTCCATCCATTCAGCATTCGCATGGGTTCCTGTGATTACGAAATGCTCCTCTTGCTCGCACACATCAGGTATGTTCGTATTCACTACACGAATGATGACATTGGCTCCAGTGAATCCATTATTAGACTCTGCCATACGCTGAATTGTCCGAGTCACGTTAGACACGGATAGCTTGATATTAGGTAAATCCGTCGCATTCTCTGTAACATCTTGAATGGTAAATGGAAATGCGATATAGGTATTGCCTTGAAATTGGATATTCTCCGTATTGTATACCAATCGAATCGTATCGTTTTTATAGGATATTTCTAACAGCATTAACCACACACCTGTGGCCGATATTTGGTTTTTCTCTAAAATCGATGCCGTTGAGAGCGGTAACATGTTATACCTCCTGTAATTTCACGGTTCCCATCCACACTCCGTAGTCATTCGCCGCAAAGTCTAACTGATCAGCAAATCGTACAGTTAGCGTTTCCCGTGTTTCTGGATGTACCCAGTCGAATACACCCGAACAGTTGACGACGTCATAGAACGCCCGAAGTTTATAGTAATCAGTTGTTGGCAACTTGTACCCTACGGAATATGTCCGCCGGGTCCTTGTCGTCTTCTTCCTGGTGATCAGCGTCATGTTTTCAACTTGGCCTTTATACGAAATATCTGGAGTAGTCTCCTGAATTGGATATATCGGCCATCGAATATCTGGAAATACTGCCATAGTTATACTGCGGATGCCTTGATGGCGTCACGCATACCTCCTTTGTTTGATTCCATAGCACGAACCACTACATCAATAACATAATTCTCACCATCGAACCGAGAGTTCTGTTGCTTACTTTCAAGTTCTTGGCCAGACTGATTAACAATATTAACAACTACGTTGTTACTTGTAGTGCCGCCCATCAATCTACGGGTTTCGCTTGCGGTATAAATGCGATGTGATCCAGAGGATTGTAATAATTCTGGCCCGTTTTCACCAACCAGCATAAGTCCTGGATTTGTTTTTCCTCCAGCAGCAAATCGATTCCCCGTAAACGCCGAACTAAACGAACTGCCACCAGCAAAGGACGATGTCCCTTTTGCAGCACCTAGAGAACCAATTCCGTTAACTACTCCGCCGAATAGACCTTGCAGCTTAGGCATGACGTATTGTTGGAACGTCAACTGAATCATCATTTTAATAATGGCATTTGTCATATCCTTGAATATGTCCTTAATGCCTTTACTAAATGATTTCGTTCCTGTTGCCATAGCCTCGAGATTATTTGTCCATGCTGAATTGATAGAGCTCATCGTACTGTCAAAAGTCGATTTAGCTAAATCAGCATAGTTAGTGGTCTCTTGCTTATATTGGCGTGTGGCTTCTTGTAGGCTCGTTTTCAGACTGCGACCTGCAAGCTCCCATAGTTTTTGTTGAGACTCTAACAGATTCTTTTCAATTTGCAGTCTTTGCGTAGCTGTTAACTGGGCCTCTTTGACCTCACTTCGTGCGTAATCAATATAAGATTTTAACTCTTCAGCAAGTAAAGCATCCGCATCACTACGGGATAATCGACCGAGCGTAACCATATTAGTTAAGTGGTCAACGGTTTCACTCGTTTGCGTGTATGCTAACTCTCTGATTTTTTGCTCAGTATCAGAAGCCAATTTTAGACGCTCTGCTTGAGCTTTCTTCTCAGCGAGTTCCTTATCCCCTACTGCCTTTGTATACTCACGAACGTTATCGTCAATCTGCGCCTTTTGTGCTTCGGCTTCAGCTTTGAGTAATTGCAAGCGGTCGCCTGTGCGTTCGAGATCGAGTTTCTTGATATCCTCGTTCATCTTACGAACACGGATAGCCTGATTTCGTTGTGCCTCAGCTAATCGCTTTTGATACAACTCTTCATTCTTAGCACGAACGGAAGCAGTTAGGTCAGACTCAGCTAATTTCTTAGCATTTTCTGCACTGCCGACAGAATCAGCAGTGGCGCTTGATGCAGCGCCTGCATACTTAGCTGTGTCAATATATCCAGTGATTTGTCCAAAATCTGCGGTAACAGATGGCTTAGCGACCACTCCGTTTGTATTAGCACCAGTATAGCCTCCGTTCCCGTCACTAATAACAATGTGATTATCACCAAGTACAACCACACCATCGCCAGCTTTAGGAATATATCCGTCACCTTCTGGGTGCCAAGCCCCTACAGCAGCAGCAGCTTCCCATAGCTTGTCGACTCGACGAGGTACGTCCGCCCCGAGTGACTGTTTAACTGCATCAGAAAATAGCTTGCCGCAATCCGTGGCCCAGGTACCATCTGCTCCTAACTTGTACGCCTTACCGAGTTGCTCATTAGCTGCTTCTAGTACACCCGCAGCTTGTCCTGTAGCACCGCTATTCAAGCTTGAAACGGAACGGATAATATCACGAATATTTTTTTCATTTGACTCATACTGATTCTTAGCAGTTAACTTATCGATTTCGTATTGACTGCCGTCAATTTGTAAGCTCTGCAAAGTAAGAGACCGATATAGTTCAGACATACGCTCTACGGCGCTTGCTAACTTCTCGGCTGCTTGCTGTGCTTTCTTTGCAGCCTGTTCTTGGGCTTTAGCTGCTTTTGCTGCTTCCTCATTCGCTTTATTGATAGCTTCGGTGTTCGTTAACGCCCCGCCATTAGCAATCTCTTGCTTTGCTTTTTCAAGTTCTTCATCGGCTTTCTTTCTAGCCTCGTCTGCAGCTTCCTTTTCTTTAAGAGCTGCATCGATTCTAGCACCTTCCTCTTTGGTAGCCATGCGGTCATTTTTAATGAATCCGAATAAAGCTGAGTCTTCTATCCAATATCGAGAATCATGCGATTCACGGAACTTATCAGACATTCCTGCTGTCGAATTCGTATTCTTGTGAATACGTTTGCCGTCAACTTCTACATTTAGATAAGAACCTGCTGTTTTAGATGCATACGCTGCATCATATATGTTCTTAGCTGCAAGCCCTGCTACCGTAGCCAATGTTACCCAAGGACCTGCAGCAGCAATTGTAGCTAATCGCATAAATCCGAGTGCGCTGGTTAGTGATCTCATTACTATGATTACTGCCCCAGCTTCTGCACCGAATTTAACAATTCCGCCGATAGCTTCCTTTTGCTCGGCAGTCATTGACTCAAATTCCTTAGCTACGTCCAATACCTCTTTTGCGTATTCATTAAACACAGGAACTAACTCATGGCCGATAGATACTGCAAGTCGTTTACCGGTATTTTCTAAATCTTTTAATTCCCGATTTAGCTTTGCGGATTTAGCTGCAGTCTCGTCGTCGATGATAAGACCCATCGCTTTTGCACGTTCAGCCACTTTGTCCATCTGTTCAGCAGACATATTTAGCATGGCATGCATCTGATAACCCGTACGACCGAAGAGTTCCATTTCAACACGAGTCTTTTCAGCCCCATCCTTCATACCTCTTAGGCGTTCCTGTATCATCTTGAATACTTCAACAGTATTCTTGCCTTGAATATCTTCAAGCGTATAGCCTAATTTACTGAATATATCGGTACTAAGCTTTCCTTCTGCCCTAGCGACTTCCATTTTCTCTTTGGCCGTCCCAACATTTTTGGAAAACTTAGCAAATGCACCAGCACTATCCTCCATAGCAACGCCCATGTAATTGGCCACTGCTAATAGTTCACTGGTTTCTTTTGCTGTTGCACCGGTAATGCCTGATAATTTTTTAACAGCTACATCCCACTGGATAGCCTCTTTGGCTAATTTGGCACCGATGCCTACAACACCGACACCAGCACCTATCGCCATGAGGTCATTCTTCATTTTGCCAAGAGCGGATTTGGCGCCTTCGGCACTAGCTGTAATTTTCTTGAGTCCTGCTTCCGTATTCTTATCTGTCAGCTGAACGACAATATCAATTAAATTATTAGCCATTCTTGTGCGCCACCTCCAATTCTTTGGCTTCTAATAATACGAGTAGATCGATAAGGTGCGGTAGTGGCTCAATGCCGTAAGCCTTCGCCACTTCTAATACCGCTGGCATATCGAATCCTGCAATACCGCCTGAATGCCATCGTCGCTGCATCCGGCTAGCGTTGTATACTCGCATGGCTTGTCTCGTTCCATCTAGTTGCTGCGGGGAATTAAACTCACACTCCGAACAGTCAAAATGCTGTTTAGTCTCACGCTGCATCTTGATACAATCAGAGCAATACTTTGGCTTATCGGAGTTAAGCCAAAGTATTGCATCAATTAGTTTTTTTCGATTTCAGCCTTTTTTTCGTGAGTAAACCGCATTGTATCAAGCGCAATTTCCATAAGATCATTATCTGGTGCTGCATTGATTTCATCTTCAGTTAAGCCGTAGATATGCTGCATAATCCATTGCGCAAGCTCACGAGAACGTAATAGGCGTTCTGTATCCGGTGCTTCTTCCGGAACTGGGGTATACAATGGGTCTAAACCAGATTTAATTAATTCACCACGTTCAGCGAATGTTAAGCCTCTTACTTTGATATCTTCAAATGCCATGTTGGCACCTCCTAGTATTGTTCTTGATTGTTAACTAATGTAATGATGGATGCGGAACGACCAGCATCTGCACGATAGTATGCTTTAAATGGCAATTCAATATTGACGCCACGAGGACCATCGATGCCTGGAGATTGTCGTTCGTACACAAGTTCGGGCAACTTGAATGTAAGCGACCAGTCATCTTGTTCAAGTCGCAATTCCAAGCTGGATTCTGTACCATTAACCGCTTTGTTTAAAAGGTCCTTATTTTGGAAGAACGCTTTAATCGTACCGGAAATTGACACAATACCTGGGTCGATGTATGTTCTAAAGCCTTTACCGCCGATAGCGTAAGAATCTCCATCCAAGCCAAAATCAAAGTTGATATCGCAACTTAAAATATTGGCCACAGTAACTCCGCCCTCTTTGATAGTCGCGTTAAGATTTTGGAATGGTAAGAAGCTTACAGCCTTAGCTGCAGCATCAAATGTAGCACTGGCTAATGTTTCCTTACAGCCCATCACATCAATGGATGTAGATAATTCGGCATCCCCGCCGAATTTAAAGCCTAATTTACTGATTCGCACACCTGCGAATTGTTGGAATACGTTAACATCAGGGTAACCCTGTTCAATAGTTAACGACGGCATTGTGTTGCCGATTTTAAATGTGTGCTCAGACTTCTTATTTGGCGCTTGGCCAGTTGTATTAGAAGTCGGTTGACCAAATGCAGCTTTTAACCAGTATCCGATGTCGATTACACCAACAGGTACGGTTAAACTACCGGATGTGTCGATGTTGCCACGGAATGGCGCTGCGGGATTACGATCACCGCGGATTACGGTAGAATCGTTTAAATTTTGACTAGCTTTCACAGAGCTAGAAATAATCGGAGTGATAACACCGCCAGTGGTTGGCGTTGTACCAAAGTCCGACTCAAACGCAATCGTCACATGGGACTGAGAGCCCTGTGCACGTTTTGCTGTTGCCATATTGCATTTCCTCCTTTAATATTCAATATTCCCGCCGATTACATGCGGGATTTCTATAGTAGCTGTTAAACGTCCGGTGAACACCGGGCGCCAATTCATTGAGTCTAATTCATAATCAATGTCGATTACCGGAAACGCTGGATTCACCTTACAAATGCATTCGATTATTAACTGCCCTAGGTTATCCGATTCTAGCGCTCCGTCGTATCGAATAATATTCTTAACGCGAGTTGCACCTTTATGGACGATACCCCATACAATCATTAACGAGTATGTGTAGGTATCAGCAAGCCCTTCGTTCTTATTACTCGGTAGTAATATGATGCAAGGGCAATCTTCTTCGAGCGGTGCATCAACATCGTCGTAGCCGACATACAGTTGCGCCGGCTTTCCGTATTTGTCATTACAAAATTTAGTCAACGCTTCATCATTCGCTAGGGCTTCAGCCCAACGTTCAACGATGCGCGACAGTGGAATTGTCTGTTGCATCAAATCACCTTACCTTGTAGTTACGTCGAGATGCGGATTGTGCAGCCGGACCATAAATAGCGTAGTCGCCTATCTTACCCTCGATATAAGGTTTAAGCTTAGGCTGTAACGCTGCTTTCATAGGTCCATAAGTATGACGTGGCTGAATTTTGAACATCGATTTTCCCTTAGGTAGCGGTACGCCTGCAGCAAATAACTTCTTGCGCATAGGCTCTGTAATTTGCTTAGTGTACCCTTCTTCGATTCGTTCACCTAACCGTTTAGCCGAATTAGATAACCACCCGACTCGGACAGATTGCTTGCCCTTGTCATATTGATACCCGACTGCATTCGATAACTTACCTAGAGGACTGTATCCGATTGTCCTGGCGCTAATGCCCATATCAAGTAAGGCATTTCGCGATTTAGAGCCCCAGGCCTCTCGTTCAGCTCGCCCGCCACTTTGGTATGCTTTGCGAAGTTTAGCACCAAATGCCGATTCAAATGCAGCACGTCGTGCCGGTGCCATGAAGTTAGGATACTTACGTCCGCCAGGTGCACCTGACCGAATACCCTGTTTAATTTCCTTTTGCATCATCCAACCTGTTGACTTTAATGCCTTGCGCATCCAGTCTGGCTTGGTTTCTGCAATGAAATTCAGATACGGCGTGGCTGTGTCTGTAATCGTAATAGGTTCATTACTCATTACAGTCTCACCGCCCTCACATTATGGACAATTTCCAAACAATACATAGTGCCGTCAAAGTTGGAAATGTGATCAACGTACCATTTCTCGCCATTGATATACACCTCATCTTTTGACCGAGGTTCGGGAACATCCTTAGCACGCACCCAAATCTGAGCTTTATCAGCTAATGCTTTATCGACAAATCCGGAACCTTTGCCATCATATTCGCCAATCTCCACGCTAGCTTTGATATCTTGGCCTTTGTAGGTAATTCGTTCACCAAATACAGAAAGCAGTGCATTAGGCTTATACCCTAATTTCATAGTGCATTACCTCCTATGGAGTAGGCGGGCATATGCCCGCCCTTACATTACTTTTCTACATTAGGCCAAAGAGCTACATCAACGGTCTTAGCGCTTGCAGATTTTGCAGAAATGGCAATGCCCAATACTGGATTTGTGTCTGTTTTGGTTGCACGCTTTTGCGTTTTATCAAAATACACAACATCACCTACCGCGAATGCATCTGCCACAACCGCATCAACTGTAAAACATCCTGTGACCTTAACCGCACCGATTGCACCAGGCGAAATATCAGTTATCGCCACGCCGTGCATTTTGCCGACAGGGACAATGTCCCCTACGGCAATCATATCGGATGCTGTATTTTTAAAATCAATACGATCTAATTCTTGAATGAATTGTGCCATATCTAGTTACCTCCTAAATCAATTACTAATTATTTACCAGGGTTTTTATACAAACCACGGAAGTCGAGCGCAGTTGCATTACAATCAATTGCTACTTTGTACTCGATGCCATCAACCTTGAATCCTGTTTGCGTTTCTAAGCGAGGTGTTTCAACACCGTTTAAATACGTCACTTCGATAGTTTGAACATCTGTAGGACGGGATGCCAAGTACCAAGCATGTGGATCCGTTAATGCCGCATCTACAACAATAGTGAATCGACCACTGAATGGGTTGACTGTATCATTGCTACGAGCAGGGTCTACCACAGATTTAACTACTTGATATGCTAATGCTTCGAGCTCAGGTGGAACAATCAAATATGTAGGTGAGATATTCAAATTGCGATTTTCACCAATATGTTTTTGACGACGCATAGCCGCTACGCCTGCAGCTAAAGATACAACACTTAACTCGGAGCCTGTAGTTGCCAAGTTCTTACGGTCTGCACTAAACAAGGCTTTTCCGTCTTCTAATACCGTATTGCCACTTAAAAGATCATATACCATGTTATTGATTTTATTTTTTGCGGCACGACCGAATTTAGAAGAGATATCGTTAAATACACCCAAATCGTCATTAATAATAGCTTGTCGTGTTAAGCTGAACGTACGTCCGAATGTAAATACGCTAACATTCGTACCTGCTTCATGCATTTGGGAATCCTTGAATTGTCCGCCCTCAGGGACAAGTTTCAATTCGGCTGCTTCGGAAAGCAAAATACGTTTTGCTGGTTTGAAGTCGCGGTTACTGCCTTTTCCTGCCCATGTTGCAAATGTAGATGGTGCTGTTTCATAACCTTGCATCAAGGCCTTATTTGCTACATTAGACAACGCGATTGGGAAAGAGGATGTAGAGTTGATAGCTTCACGAGCTAATTCCAATCGATCGGAGTAATTAACAGTTAGACCTTCACGAGCTATAGACTCACGTGCTAATTCCATCAAGGACATAGAACGAAGTTCATCTGCACCTGGTGCAGGATTTGCGACTGGGATGCCAATAGACATCATCAAAGCGTCCTGCATAGCCATGCGGAACTTATCAGAATCTGCTTCACCGACTTTAACGGATACTGGTTTATTGCGTTCACGTAACGCGTCCATTACAGCCTCACGAACTTCGGCAACAGATTTGCCGGATTTGATGAATTCATCTACGCCATCAACTTCAAAGTCACGGCACAAACTTGTGATTGTAGATACACGTTCACGTTCTGCCGCAATCAATCTTTTAGCGTCATCCGCATTAAAACCTTTAACTCCGGACTCTGGTACTTCCGGTACTACTTGTGGCACGTTTTGCTCAGTGCCTTTTGCTTTTGCATCACCTTTCATAGGTTCCTCCTCATTATCATCTACACTTCTGCCTACCCCTACACTTGGATCCGCAGGGACGGACACAATACTAATTTCCAACGGTTCCCAGTCTGTGATTACATAACCCGGACCTGTAAATCGACCGTTGGAACTTTTAGAATCGGAATCAATTAATTCCTCGTATCGGCTTATGGAATATCCGACACTCACGCCTTGTAGCGTGCCTTTTAACACTTTTTGATAAATCTTTTCAGACTCATCGTCCTCGTCGAATTTAACGATCGCTTTGCCGCGATTGTCTTCAATCCACACATTCTCGATGTGTCCGACTACGGCATCACGGTCGTGATTGAATAACACTGTACCCAAACCATTATTAAAACGGTCTAGGTTAATGCATCCGTCGTCATGACACAATATCTCTGTTCCGAACCATCTTTCATATGGCTCTTCAGAGGAGAAGGACAATTCAACGGTACGATCATCGTTCGCTTCGATATTTGTGATTTGCGCCTCTCGGGCATACTTGCCTAAGAGCTGCCTTTTTGCAAATTTTCCCACTAGCTATCATCTCCTTTCATATCAGTGGCGTTATCATCCGCTAGATTCGTTATGTCCCCATTCATATCAAGGGCAACACCCAATTCCTTAATACGGTCCTGTTCCAGCTTCCGCTGTTCAAGTACTTCTTCCCAGTCCTTACCAGATGCACTACATACGTCCTCGAGCGTTGTGAGTCCTGCCTTAATAGCTTCCTTGTTAGCATTAACTTCCTTAACAGGGTCAATCCAAGACCAGCCTGGAGCTAACCACGCCACTTTTTTATAAAGTTTTGGGTTCGCTGCATAGTCATTGGCCGGGATAATCCCCTTTAGATAGCATGCTTCAATGAAAGCCCGCCATACAGGCATACAAAAATGCTCGATTATGAAACGCTGCATCTGCTTGAATGACTGCTGGTCCTCCAGCATATTCTGCCGAGCTGCGGAGAAGTTACCACTAATATTGCGCGTCACTATGTCCGCGCTTAGACCCATGCCCGACGCTATACGTCTTGTTTGTGTCGCTGAGTATTCTGATGCGGTTCCTGCATTTCGCTTAGGTTCCGCAAATGAAATTGATTCACCTGCACGTAGATGTTGGATAATCCCTGGCGCCATTGAACGAACTTTCTTGCCTTTACTATCAATCTTATTCGCAACCATCGGGTTACCCCCAGTATTACTTGTTACGAACGCGCCGAAACATGCGGCTACACGAGCCGCTATAAGGTCGGCGTCCATGTATTCATCTACGTCATGAATACGCTTTAATACGAGGGCTAACATACTAACCCCGCGCAGTTCACTAGGTCTGCGAGGCTTATGTAATAGAAAAGCCCTGTTACTTGGTAGTCGTGCCTCGTTAAACGACCGTATTCCTAATGGGTCTGTTTGGAATACGTGATATGCTATTGGCCTTCCGTATTTATTAACTTCCACGCCATTAACAATACTGTTGCCGTTTTCACTTGCCGATACGGCTCCGATATTCTCGCCCTCGATAAGCTGTAATGATAGCGGTATATCTGCACCTTCGGAGGTCATATTAACTAGGATTTCCCCGTCATAGACCATTCGGCGCAGAGCCATTTCTTGCAACTCATAAAAAGTAGATATCCCTCGGATATCCGCATTCTCCTTATCCACCCAATCTGACCAAGCCTCCTCAATCTTCTTGTTGAGTCTTTCATTTAGCTTTCCTGCTTTGGTCTTGATTTTGCACTGCGGCTTTATTCCGGTACCTACTACATTTCGTAGTAATGCTAAAACGACACTCTCAGCAAGATCACTGTTAAGTTCTGCTGCACGTGCACGCCCTCTGATTAAATCTCGTTGACCTGATGCCACCTGTTCAGCTGTACCAAATACAGGCATCCAGTCGCCGCTCAATCGGTCTGTTGCTGCCGCATCATATCCGCGTTCAAGTGAACTACGAAAATACGCTCTACGAGCAGCTCGTTCTGGATTGAAATATGCTATTACCTTATCGAGTATGTTCATCGTCGCTCCCATGACACGTAGGATGTCGTGCTATTACCTTCCTCATCATCAACGCGAGCTATTAACTCACGCTCACGGGCGTATAATGTCGGCAGGTCATGTGTCTTAAATCGCTTACCACCTACAGACATCTCGGCGTATCCATTCGTCTCAATTTCCTCGATTATCGTTCGAATACGCTCCAAGTCTTCTCTTGCGCTCATGGTCTCACCTCCTTCTTAGCTAAACCAACCTCGGCTATCTGCATTAAAATCTTCATCCTCCGTATCTTCGTCCTCCTCATCGGTATCCAGATTATATTCAGGTAAGTATTTAACACCTACCGAGTCCGCCACCATGGCGTTGTATACACACGTATCCAACAAGTGATTTGTTGGATGACTGGTTAATGGTTTCCATTGTACTGTAACTGCTCCGGTCTTTACATTTCGGATTTCTTGCTTTTCCTCCGACCGGAGATGCTCTGAATATTCCTCATGGCAATCTTTAAATAAATGGATCGTGCCAGGCTCATTGGCTGGGCGTACCATACGTGCAAATATAAAGTCTTTCCAGTAATCGGTATTTACTACGTACAGCTTCATACCGCCGATGACGCCCTTCTCGATGCTGCTCATCTTATATGGCGGAGCTAGAGGACTGTGTGATGAATCGCCTTTAACCGGCACGCATACTTCTGGGTACTGCGCACAGTACTGATATACTTCATCTGTTCGGTAGCCACTATCGATACCGGCCCTCACAATCTTACGGGCCTCACCATACTCTGATGGATATTCTCTATCGATGAGGATCTCGGTTAAGTCTGCCCAACTACTTGCTTGACCATAATCGACTAAGTAACTTGATACACCATGAGCGTAGGCTCTAACCTCCCACCAGAAATGATCTTGCTGCACATCGACAGATGCGATAAGTAGTGGCGCATGCTGTGGCACAATACCTCGAGGAACTTCCGATTGCGTAAACACGAGGTTCTGCGTGCTTTTAGTTTTTGCAGATTTCCACGGCTCCGCTAATCCAGAGTTGATAAAATTCATCAACTCACTTGGCTTATCCTTTGATTTAACAAACTCATATGCCACATCGCCAAAGGTAACCCATGGAGAGTAAAGGGACGACATATGATAGGCAACCGACCGAACAACTCGGACTTGTGATTCATTCACCGCACGCCATTCACCTTGCCGGAGCATATCCATCTTGTGCTTATCATCAATACGTTGCTTACAATGTTCGCACTCATAATATGCGGTATCACGTATCATATCCGCATTGCCATGGTGTTCCTCTGGCCATTTTATCTGTTTGAATTTGAGGGTCTGCGACACCCCGCAATGCGGACATGGCACGTAATACTGCTTACGTTCATTTGCGTCCATATATGACTGCCAAATATTGCCACTCTCAATCGTAGGAGTTGACACTCTTACAATTTTCTTATCAACGAATGTCTTAGTACGTTCCTCAGCCAACTTAATCGGATTCGCTTCCTTACCGGAAAATGCGGGATACTTATCGATTTCATCGAAAAATAAGTACTTAATTGACCGACTCGATAAGCTGCTTGGTGAGTTCGCCCCTACGAGCACCATATAGTTCCCGTTAACGAAATCTAACTCCAGCAGTTTACTGCTTTCGTCATACATATCCGCAAGCGGCTCTACACTCCTAATCATTGGCTGCACACGTTTATCGCTAGCGAATTTCGCGATTGTATCTGTAGGGTAAACCATCATAACTGGTGATGCAGTTTGGTGTAACGCATATCCAATCATATTAAGCTCAGCTTCCGTCTTACCAATCTGCGCTCCGAAACATAACGAGATGCTTTCAATGAGAGGGTCTGTGAATTTGTCCATAGGCTCCTTGAGATAAGGTGTCCGTGCGGTACGCCAGCGCCCAGGTTCGGCAGATATATTAGTCAGTACCCTGTACTTATCTGCCCATTCTGAAACGGTGTATCTTTCAGGTGGCTTGAATGCCTCTAATTCCTCAGGGAACCAGTCAACCTTTGGGCTTACCTTTTCCCGTGGCTTTGACTTTCGGCGTGTACTCGCCTTCGCGTGCGTAGCTTTCGAGGTATTCTTCGACAAGGCCATTCACCACCTTTTCTACACGAGCACGTTCTTCAGGATCCGTAAACTCACTTCCGATACGCTTACCTAATTTAGTAAACGATGTCTTTAATTCCAATATCCGATTAGCCCATGCCTGTGCCACATCGGCACGAGGAACATATTCGCCATTCAGCACATCCAACATTTTCTTTTCTCTTGCAGCCTTTGCTTCCTTATAATCAGCTTCGGCTTCTAGCTTACGAGTTGATGCGGATTTGCTTTTAGCGTTATCACCTTTTGCCTGCCCCAAATACACGAGGACTTCTCGGAGATTCCACCAACCGACAGAGGCTTTAGGCATCCCTGCTTTATGATGTCGAGAAATAATTTCCGGAGTGACCCGCAAGAGGTCACATAGTTGAGTGCTGGATACGAGCAGATTGCCTGCAGCATCAAATTTCACTCTGGGTTTTGCGTCCGCCATAGGTGTACTCCTTTCTTAAATCGTCTTTCTACATTCAACAGGAAAATTTTTCTCACAGAGAGAGGACCATCGCGCGGGCCCGACCAGCGGCGGTTTTTGCTCTAGGAAGTACCTTTTCCAAATTTTCACTTTCTCAATTAAAATCGATATTGATAATGTAAATTTGGGCAACAAAAAAACGCCCTTCAACGGACGCCCCATGTTCATTACTTCACTACACCTTTATTTTGTTTGTACTTACCACGGTCTTTATGAACCTTTGCTGTTTTAGTTTTGATTAAAGAATGAGATGGCGCATACGATTTACACATATGATCAATGTGAATTCCATTTGCTTTACACCAACCCTTAACATTGTTTAAGCATCTTCGCTTTTCACAATACACATCAGTCAATCGTATTCACCTCGCCTCCTTAAATTTGTATACAAAAAGACCACCTAACCGTATAGATTAAGTGGTCTTTTGCTTTAGTGTTCTAGGTTTCACTGTGTCGTTGAGAGATAGAGTATTTATTGTCCCATTAACTCACACTATCATTATAAATTGTCAAGAATGACATGTCCATGACAGTTTTATGACAATTTTGTATTGAGCCCTATCACTCCCCAGAGAAGTACAGATAGTTCTTCTATTCCCCTTGCAACGTACCTATGAATAGTACGCACATCGGGTTTTTCAGGGAATGATTCAGCAATTTCTTCTAATGTTTCGCCATCGATATAATAACGTCGCACACATTCACAGTATTTAAACTGTTTCTCGCTGCACTTTTCCGCATAGATGTCTAGCATGTTATTCACATGTCGCATCATTAGTGCGGTTTTTTCTTTACTTTTAACAATGGCATTTACCCTTACTATGCTATTGTCATCGAACATATCAGCTAGCAGTTCATTGAGCCATATATCCTCGGCTTGTGTAGAATCCGAAATAGCATTGTCTACATACGACTGCAGCTGACTGTAATGCTTTAATAACTTGATCGTGTTGTGTCGAAGTTTGCGACCTAGTTGAGCATTTTCTTGTTTTGCTAATTCATAGTAAGTTTTGGTTGCCACCTCTGTGGCCAACTTAGTGATTTTCTCAATGTCATATTCATTCAAATATGTTTCCCCCTTTATCATTTATTTTGTGTTTTAGTCCGAATTTGTTTATACCAGCTTTATAAAAAAATAATTAATATAATTAGTATTTACACTACAATAAGCCTGCCTTTGCTATCAACAGGATACGGTTTTGTTTCTAAAACCACATGGCCTTTATTCTCATAACCATGTTTCTTCTCCCATTCACGGAATACCTTTGTTAAAGCTACGCTTAGCTCATCAAGATGTTCAGCCTTAACATTTGCTAAATACTCGCAAGCCCATTCAGCTATTTCATCATCAATATCATAATTGATAATGTCTTCAATCACTCGTTCGGCATCAACTTTCGGCGTGTAATAATTAGGATGTCCTATTCGTACAACTCGTTCAGTCTCCTCTGTGAGGAAAATCTCTTTTAAATCAGGTTCCCACTCCATAAGATCATCGATGGCCTCTTGTATTGTATCTTGTGGCTCACCTGCATTTTCATCATCGACCCAGCACCATTTATTTTTATTTTCGATTAGCATCAATTTCACATCCAATCAATAGTTCTACACGTTCTTTGAAATTGAGTTTTGGTTCATCTAGATTATGCACGACGCCTTCAATTTCAGCACCACCAAACATTTCGTCATATATTACAACTTCAATGTCTTTATTTTCTACTCTGCTCAAAGCTTCTTCTAATTCTTTAACAGTCATTTTATACCTCCACTAATTTTATAATCACAAGAATATCCCCATATTCTCTGTGACGTGTAAAATTACATAGTCTTCATCATCCTGAATAATCTCATCAGCCATAGTACCGATGAATTTTCTATTATCGTTTTCTAGCACGCCAGCAGCTTGTAGCCCATCAAGAATGAATTTCTTGGCAAATGCTACATTGTCAGGGTCATGCCTGGTTGAAGAGTGCCACTCAAACAATAGGTCCACTTTTCCATTAACTGGTTGTATCTGCTGTGAAAGGCATTGTTCTTTAACCTGCTCGGTGCATTTTTTCTTCATAGCTGCAGCTGCTATAGTCGAACCCCTTTCACAGTCGATATATTCATTCAATGTCGGGAACCGGTCATGAGTTTTCTTCCTAAATCTAAACTGGCATCGTAATATAATTTTCATCGGTGCGATGCTCCATTGAATATAGCCACCGCATATTCACCACGTAGACGATCATATACTCTTTGGCTATAATTCTTTTCAGTCCAGGCATCGCTGTAATTCGTCGTAAGAATGATGGGTTTCATCCTGTTGTAGCGATCAATGATGATGCTTTCGACTTTAGACGGTACCCAATCAGATTTTGAGTACTCCGCCCCAAAGTCATCGAGCAATAGCAATGGGATATTTCGCAGTTTTTGCTCAAATCTTAGATAAGCCACATTATCACCTTTAGATAGTGTAAGCATGGTGTCTAATAGATTAGGCATCGAAATCATGAGGCATCCTTTACCTAATGCCATAGCTTGTTTTAGGATGCTTACCGCAATCGACGTCTTACCAGTACCAGCTGGGCCCCTTAATATGAGGCCCTTTCCGGTATCAAGATTAGCTTTCAGATCATTAGAATATTCTTTGACCACAGCATAAGCTTCGGAATTCTCTTTAGGAAAACTCCCATACTCGCGTAACCAGTCAAAATCCATGTCATAATATCTCTTAGGGATTCCAACTGCAGCATAGGTGGTATTAACGTTTGTTTGGATGACTATTGGTTCGTCATATATCGGATAGAAGAATTCATTTTTTTCCGTGGACTCTTTTGTATTCTTCTTCCCAGTCGACGTCTTCGTCCTTTCTCGAATTTTTTCGAGACACGCCTCTAACATTGCTGTTACATTTGCTTGCTCCAAAATCCTTTTGCACCTCCTGCTTTAAATTCCCTGCCGTGACAGTTTCAACATACTTGATACTATTGCCACCATTATCCGCTGTGGTATTAATAGCAATAATGACTCGTTCTTTGCCATATGATTCAACTAGATCATCTAACCGCTCTTTAATAGTAGGTGATACAACTCCAATTGATTTCATATACAATTCGTAAATGGGTTTATTTTTTACTTCTTCATCTTCAAACATAGATAGAGGATTTTCATCTTCACGCGCGCGCGTATCTCTCTCTATATTATTTTCTTTTCTTTTCTTTTCTTTTATTAGTTGATTTTGTTGAACATGTGTTAAATTTTGTTGAACATGTGTTAAATTTTGTTTTTTTGCTTTGCGAGACTCTGCACTTTTAAGGCCTGCCAACCTACGTTTTTCGCGGATAGTTTCCTCTTTCACCTTTTTAAATTCAAATCTTCGAATTAAGCTTGGCGACCAAAAATATTCGTCATCACAGTCCAATAATTCGTAGTCATGAATCAACAAATAAATTAACAAAAATGAACAAAATGAACACATTGAATTTTGTTCCAACACGTGTTGATTTTTGTTGAACACTTGTTGAACACTTGTTAAAATTTGTTCATTATTCATTCTTAATTCATTATCAAGAGCAACGAATGTATATTTTTTTAGTGGCAATTTATAGTCATCTGCTGCGGCTAATTTTTCAATCAATATCCACCACCAGGCATATGAAATCATTCCTAATTCTGAAATCATAGCAGCGATTTTAGGATCATTGCTCGCATTGATATCATGACTAAAGTAGTATGATTGGTTTTTCGCCATTTCTATCACTCTTCATTATCGTTAAATAAACTGTCCTGGGCTCTACGTCCCATAATAAACCTTACGCACTCATCGATTAAATCTTGAACGGAGATTGCAAATGTAGAGTCTGCATATTCAACATTTAACCAGCCCGTTTTAAATTTAAATTCGTTAGGAGTGTTCATATCAGACACGATACCTTCAACACCAACCTGGTTAATAAGACCTTCAATGTCGCCATACTTAAATTTGAATGTGTTTACCAAAAATGGAATTTTAAACTCTTCCAAAAATTCGAAGTTCTTCTTCACAATAGACTGCAGTTTACTGAATGCTTGCAGAAGTTCAGGCCGTGGATCATCTTTGGATTTTAGAGTGAATACATCCGTAAGACCTGTGGCAGATGGTTTCTGATAGGCAATACTGATATCGTTATCTTTAATTTGAATTGATTTAATGATCATAAGGGACTCCTTTCTTGTTCTACGATTACTAATTTGCCAGTAGCAGCTTGAACAGCTTGTTTAAATGTTTCTGAATCTGAGTTGCTGTCAGATAAATGTAGTAGCCGTATGTCTTGGCATTTAGTCAGGTCCATAGATTTTAGGAATTTAATAACATTTTCTAAAGAGAAGTGAGATTGGATTAACCGTTCCATTCGCTTTTTATCTAAATAACCGGCTTCTACATGTTGATTTAGAATTTCATAGGAATGGTTGCATTCAACCATAATGTGATCAACATCTTTAAACGTATATCGGCAGTAATAGGTGTCGGTAATATAGAGTAGTTTTTCCTCTCCGTCGGAAATCAAAAATCCAACATTAGGAACATCATGTTCTAATTCAAAAGGCAAAATGCTGAAATTACCTATTGTAAATTGAACCTTAGGCGTAATATAGATCGCTTTATGATGCCCTGCTACATATAATGCATCAGCAGTGTCTTTTAACATGTATACACGATGACCTAGCTTTAATAAATCATTTACAGCCTTGCTATGGTCGCCGTGTTGATGCGTAAGCAACGTTCCGCATAGGTGTAGAAAGTTAAAGTGACAATACCTTTGAATTTCTTTAAATGATAATCCTGCATCCAGTAGCAGTTCATCGCCATTTATTGATGTTTTGATTCGGTAGCAGTTCCCTTTCGAGCTACTACCGAATGCTTGAATACTAATCACAATTAATCACCGAACATATTGACTACTTCGCCCGTTTCCGGATTAACGAACTCATTGGTAGGGGTAGGTTCAATATCGATTACTTCACTATTAGCGTTTTGATTAATAGTTTCAGCGACTATGTCAGCTGTATCAATAACCTTTCCTTCAACATCAATGATTTCATCTGCAGTCTGTAAACCCATTGAAATTTCAGGCGCTGTAGTTCTAATCAACCATGCTGCAGCTCTGTAACGTAACATTTGATCCGGCATGGTTTTCCATTTAGAACCTTTCTTGTCATACCAGCCTTCCTGTTTGGCTAGTGCGATTGTTACTTCAGGACCTGCGATAATTTCTTCTGAGCCCTTTTCACGAGTGTAAGCAATAATACCTTGAGAGTCTGTTCCTTTTTCGCCAGTAGGTTTATATTTAATAGCTTCAAATCGACCACATTGATTAAAGGTTGCAATCAAAAATTTTGAAGACCAACCAGGATTGCCATATACGATATATAAATTTTGCATTACCATTAATGGGCTAGCGTTCATTCGAGTTGCCATTTCTAATGCGATAATAGCATTTCCCATATTCTGTTCACCTTGGAATTGTTGAGGGACCAACGTGGAATGTGTAAACATTTTTGCTTGTCGTTGTAATAATTCAAATCCTTCTGCAGATTGAAAGCCAGGTAAATTTGTATGTTGCTTTACAGCTACTTCATTTGCCATTATGTACCTCCTATGCCACGTTTTCGCATACAGCGTGGATATCTAAATTAGATAAAATATTATGAATTTCTAAACGGCCCTTTTGAGTCCATTTAGTTGTGATTTTAGAGTCTAAGCGACCATCGCTTCTACAGAATGTAAAAGTCTCGGATTTAGTAAACCCTTTAGACATATGCTGTTTGTAGAGAATCCATTGATCCCCGACTTTACGTTGTAGACCAGCTTCATGCAAAATCTTATTCAGCTCTTGAGCGCTCATGCCATAGTCAGCAGCAATTTGTGTAATGGTTAAGCATGATTTACTGGATAGGATTTTATCCACGTAATCCTTAACCGGTTTAAATTCTGCTATCTGCTGCTCTTGCTGAGCAACAATAGCTTTGGTAGCATTGTGCGATTCCACCTCGTTGGCGTAAGCTCTAAGAGCTTCAGGTAATGACCTTGGAATGTTTACGCTATAAGCGCCGGTCTTACGAATTTGAGGAATTACTTCGGATGTAACCCATCGTTTAAATTGCTTTGCTGTTGGTAATTTACTAGATAGTACCAGGGAATATAATCCACTTTCATTAATCAAAATAGTTTCTTTATTTTGATTACCATCAAACACCATTGTCTTTCTTCTATCTTCTTCATCAGTATGTCGATTTACATCTCGACTACCGTTTTGGTACCCGAGAGTATCGGCCACATCTTTTGCAACAAACCATAATTCGTTATCTTTTTCTAAAATACGAATCTGACCAAATGTATCGTTACTAAAAACCTGTAAATCTGTCATAACTACACCTCCTTAACCACCAGTTGTGGTGCTGACTCATCAACGATCAATTTTATTGTTTGACTATTAACCGGAATAAAGTCTGTTACAGCTTCAGCATTATCGATAAACACTGGCGCATTAACTTTGAAATAGCTAGTCAATGCGTTAATGATATCTAAACCTACATTAATACGTGCTGCGTTGTTCATGCTGCGGTATGGCACCCCTTTATAGGTGGTTTCGCAACATTCTTCAACGTTGCCATTCAACATAACGTTGAACATTTTGAAACGAGCTAGTTTAAACCTTGTATTAATGCTTTTTTCCAACATGTTAACTTTGGCTTTTACGAACTCATCCATAAGATATGATGCTTCATCGAGTTCATTCTTTTCGGTAACAAGTTTTTGTTGTTGGTTTTCCAATTCGATAACACGATTTTCAATATCATCAATCAATTTGAATTTATTCAATTCAGTCTCGAGATTTGCTTTTTTAGATTTCAAAGAAGAAAGTTCATCATCAAGTCTTGCAAGCTCTTCAGTGTCTGCACCTGGTTCTTCTTCAATCTCAAGTAAAAATAATTGTGCTTTTAAGTCAGCATATGTAGGATCATCTTCGACATTAGGTTCAGAATACGCTTCATATTCTTCACGTTTAACATCGCGTTCTTTGCTTTGTAGAGCAATTTCATCTATTAAGCCGTCAGCTTTCATCACCATAGTTTTTTGTTGCTCTTCATAATTTTCTTTTAGTTTAGCAGCACTATCGATAAGGTTTTTCCATTCTTCAAGCTTTTTAGATTTATTAGCGTTAAATTCTGCCTCGAGTTTTTCCTGCTTATCCGCCGGCAATTGCTGCCCGCAAGTAGGGCAAGCCTCTTTACTAAACTGCTGAGTGTTAAATGTGTTGAATTCAGCAGTTAAAGTTTCGATGCGTTTGGTTTCTCGCTCAATTTCTTTATTAAGCTCGTTGCTTCTATCCATGCATCTATCTCTTTCAGCTTCAGTCGCCTTTAATTTAGATAGTGCCGTTTCGTATTCGCTGCGCAAATGTTGTTTGCGCTTGTGATAATCGGATAGCAGGTCTGAACGTCTAACATCTAATTGACGATTAATGTCACGAATTTTAGACTGCTTTTCTGTAGTGCTAAAACCGTTTTTAATGATAGCCTTTTGTTTTTCAACATCATCAATGCCAGTTGATAAAGTTTTAATGTCACTGATTAGTTTATCTTTATCAGCCATAACTTCAGGTTTATTTCGCACAGCTTCATCAATACGAACCGGAATCATATCAAGTTCTTTATTAATAGCTGTTTTCTTGCTGGCAATAACTTTACGTTGATCATCAACCGTGCGGCCATCTAATAGCTCTGCTAATCGTTTTAAGTCTTCACGACTATTAATTACAGCAGCATCGTCAATGTCGCCACACATTTCAAGGAGCAACTTCCGGCGATTTTGCCAGGAATATGTTTCGTTGAAGTACAACGGGTTTGTAATTAATTTGAAGATGTTTTCATCGACTAAAGAATTTACAATTTCCTTGTATTCTTTTTCTTTCTTAGGCACACCGTCGACAAAATAATCTGTCGTATGACCTGTTAAGGTAACTTCACCACCACGAGGGGATGAATACTTTTCACGATATACTCGCTGTAATTCAATCGTCCCTCCGTCATCTAATGTAAAGGTCCCAGTTACCTCATGATTGACTTTATGGATAGGTTCGCCACCATCCAATGTCTTAATTTCGAAATCAGCCCGATCTAGGCTGTCCTTACCAAAGAGGAGCCAGCACAGACCATCAAATACAGTCGTTTTACCGGTAGCATTATCGCCACGGATTACAACATCGCCTTTTAAATCTAAGGTAAAGGATTTCAATCCTTTAAAATTAAGTAATTCTAATTTTGTGAGTTTCATTTCGTTCTCCTATACAACAGTGGCATCCACATCGATGGTGTGTGGCTCAATCTTTAACTGATTGGCCCATTTCATGACCGTCGAATTAATCTGAGCATTCTTTTTCAGCTTTTCATTAGCAAATAGCTTAGCTTGCACTAAGTCGAACATTTGACGGCCTTTCTTCTTCCCCTTGTTGGCCAATTCTAGGCACGCAACTGGCTTCATGGAATCGTCGGTAACTAACACTATTGCGGTAGCCCCTTTCATAACTCTATCTCGGTATGATCCAACACAATTCTTTAATCGTTTACCAGCCGTCATTAAATCTGCAGCAGTTTTTGGCACCATAAAATGCATGCCGTTTACATCTGCCTGTAGCTGTGGAACTTCCGGAAGCATTACGTCGCCGTACTCCTGCTTGTTGTAAACATTAACTACCACATCATGAAAGTCTTTTAACTTGCAAGCAGCATCCCAAACTTGAGATATATATTCCTTATTTATTTGACTATACATATTAACAACATCCTTAATATCTGATGACTCAGCATTTAACAGATACCTTAATAAATTGCGTTCCCCATAGCGTTTAGAAAGTCTAATCCACATATTCTTGATTTTTGAAGACTTAACCCCCATACATTCGCCAAAATGGCTAGCGTCAAATATTTTTGCAGATTCATTATCTGGATCTTTATTCCGCTTAAGAGTTAATATTGTCCTACGGTTGTTTTCGTCCTTAAAGATACCTAGCATATCGGATAGTTTAACAATCATAGGGTCTTCAACCATCATGCTGCGTAATAATTTGCTATTAGGCGATTTGTGGTAAATCCGTAACGCTTCAAGAAAACCTATTCCTTTTTTAGTCATAGTTAATATTTCATCACTAAATGGAATATCACAAGCTGTGCAGCGCCAATAAAACTCGCCCCATCTAATGTTGCTTTTAATTAACTTGGTAACAGGCGGCATATCAGGGGCAGAAATTTTTAAAGCCATATTGACTAACATAGAAAGTCCATATCCTCCATATTCATCAATAGAGTGTGGGATGTAAATGCCTTTTACCTTATATCCACACTGTTCTGTTAAGCGCCTTTCAAACTCGAGACGCAATGCTTTAAATAAATGAGCCAAACGTGATTTGTTAACGTCGTGCACCGCATAAGATTTGCCGATATATTTAAGCACCATCATAATTGGTCTTTCATGATCACGGATATAATCAATTGTCAAAGGATGTTTATTTTTGTATTTATCAATATAAATAGCCTGTTTATTTTTAAAGTCAAATCGCAAAATTTCTTTGTAAGAGCCGTCCTTTGATGTGCCATCCCAATATAACCGGATGCCTTTATATCGTATTCGTAAGTCAATGAAGTTCTTATAACTTAGAACGTCAATCTGCATCTCTTCAGGAACCACTTCATGTTCACTGTTGGCCAATAAAACTTTGTGCGTAAATGGGTTAGAATGAATGCCACAATTTGGGCAAGTATAGTACTTAGCTGCAGTATAATATCCTCTTCCCATATTGTATTTTCTATTCCAACTACCACCGAACGTATGTCCACAATCGCAGTGATGAATTGTAGTGTACGAAGCATCATAACCCTTTTCAATTATGATGCTATCGAACATTTTACGGATGTATAAACTAGACACAGTTTCCACAGAACACCACCGCCTTAATCGCCAAACATAGCAAAGAGGTCAGCGTTATCTTCTACACCAGGCGCAACCGTTGGTTGCGTTTCATCTACAGTTGGTTTACTATCAACTGGTGCAGGTTCTTTAGTTGTTTTAGTCTTACGGGTACGCTTTGGCTTTTCTTCCTTTGCCGCATCTTCAGTTTTATCTTTAGGCTTAGCTGTCTTAGGAGGCTCTACCACATCAAAGGCTTTTACAATTGCATTAGATGCCTTCATTACACCTTCTGTATACGCTATACCCGCCTGGTATTCTTCAGCATTACCAGGGTCCATTTCAATTGCCTTAAGTAATACGTCTAATGACTTTTTACATATATCAGCTTGCGCTTTGAATTGTTGCTTAGCCATATTAATCCTCCCCTGCCATAATGGATTTTAAATCGGTGATAAGATTATCCGTCAAAGAGTCGCTAGACGGACGAGTAACACCATGCTTGCTAAAAATTGCAAGTGCTTTTTTTGCTTTTACACCATCTTCGCCCATCCATGCACGGAATTCTTTATAAAAGGCTTTTTTATCTACAGGTTCAGTAGCAACATCTAATTCTGTATTTTTTTGAGGAGTTTCTACTGTAATAACCTCTTCAATTTTTGTCGCTTTAGCAGGTTCAGGTTCTGCTACTGGTTCAACCTTTTCTTCATCTTTAAGCTTTGTTGGGTTACCTTCGAAGTCTGTCACTGGCACGTCTTGTTTATGTTCTGTCTTGACAGTTTTGGTTGATGCTTTTTCTTCTTTCGCTTCGGCTTTTTCAACCTTCACCACCTTAGGCACGACTTTAGATGTTACAGCCTCTACATCAATAGTTTCACAAACGGTTACGACAGGCTCTTTACCATCATGACAATTGCCGCAGCATTGATGATTTAGTCGTTCATTCCATTCTGCGATTTTAAGTGCAAGATCTTCTGTGTCATTGAATTTAATTGTTAAGATATTTTGATTTTCCATGATAGTTTCTCCTTTAGAATTTAAACAGTAATTCATCATCAACTAATTTCCCTTCAACGATTTTATGGATTCCAATTTCCTGGAGTTTACGAATTACGCTACGACTTTTAGAAATATAAATAGTGTTTCTTTCAATTTGTACTGCTGTTGGTTTAATTACATATGTCTCTGTTGCAAGCGCAGGCGCCACACAAATGACTCTATTATTAATGTCTATACCAACCTTAAAATACTCTGGCCCTTTTAATTTTCTGTAAGCCGGCATTGAAAGTTTGATATAGCTATTTGTAATAACTATCGCCACCTTTTGTAATGATTCGTGTTTGCCCCTGTTATCTGCAAAGAAATTAAAATCAAATGCATTTACAGCAGGTTTAGATTTTATTGCTTTTATTTCAGGCATTTTATCTCCTTATCTGGTATAATTTATATAGGATATTTTTATCTTTGCCCTTTACGCATTGCCGTGCGTGAGGGCATTTTTACTTTTACGGCGAACATGTTCATCGTGGCAATGCTTGCACACTCTAATCGCCTTACGATTAATCTCGTCATAAATGTAGTTATGAGTGTGTGGAATTAACCTAACTCCACACTTAGTACATGTTCGAACAGGAGGTCTCATTGTATTAGCACCCAAATTAGCCCATCGAAAAACATAATATAAGCGGCCGTCACAACAAGAATAAATAGCACACTAATCACATCAATATAATTCATATTCCACCTCCTATTTGTAATATGGATTATGGCAGTATTCTCCATATTTTCTTATTTCAGGAATATAATCGACTTCACATTCCTCGTCTTCTACTTCTGCCATATCCTTTTTATAACCATATATTGATAACGCTAAACCTATGATTGATTGAATAAGGAATTGCATATATCCTATTTGGTCGAGTTCTAATGCTCCCATTGACCCAGCAATGAGGAATGTCCCCAATAACATGTAGCCCATTATTCATCGTCCTCCATAATTTGCTCAACTACGATATCGTCAACAGTAACGCTAATGCGGAATCCTTGTGCGCCGTAAGCACTCATCATGGTTTGCAAGCTATAGATAGCGTTCATAACGTCCCCACTGATTTGATTTAAGAGGCGATCTGATTCGATTGCTTTTAAATGTGCAGCCATTGCTGTTTCGTTTACTGGAATTTCAGTCATAGTTAAAGTCTCCTTTATAACATCATCATTGATAAAATAGAAGCTACTGCTGCAGTGGCAAAGCTTAAATGCATTCCTGCGTCAATCCATGTCATGATTAATTCCTCCTAATGAATTCCAGCGGATTTAAACTCCGCATCAACTGCTTTCACATCCCAACCTAGCGAATGGATAAGGAATGTTCTAAACCCCTCTTTGTCAATGACAAAGCTACGGGATTTCTTACCCGGCGACTGCCATGCGTATGCGAACGGGAATCGATCTCTTGCGATACCCTCTCGGATAGCTGTTAGACTAACACCGAGTACAGTCGCCATTTGACTTACCGATATAACTTTATTGACCATTTATTAACCTCCTTTTATAATCCGATACGATATTTCGTATTACTCAGTAAAAAAAAGAACTTCAAGAGGAATGTCAGAGCCCATAAGATTTTTAATCCGTACGCATTCATCATAAGTTAATGGATACTTTCCGTTTAACTTATCCAGAATGGTTGCGTATCGAATTTTTAGCTTATCTGCTAGTGTTTTTCGACTCCAACCTAGTCTTGCGAGCTCGGCGTTTAGATTTGGATACATATATTCACCTCCCTTTACATCTCTGAAAATACGATATTTCAATAGTTTTAATTCGAAATATCGTATTTCTTATGTCATAATCATAATACGATATTTCGAATTTGTCTAGTTTAAGCTTGTTAATAATTTATTAACGAGTATTTTAATTACGAAATATCGTATTTAAATATTGATATTTCGTAATTGATGTATTACTATATATATGAGAGGGCTTTAGGAATAGAGGTGATTACTATGACGAGAGAACAATTTTTAAAAGAAAAAATATTAGAAATAGATACAATTAAAGGATTTGCCGCTAGAATTGATATGCCTTATACAACGTTATATTCTATTTTGAATAACGTAGGCGGTGCATCTATAGATAACGTGTTAAAAATTTGTAAAGGGCTAAATATTCCTGCAGTTATATTAGAAGAGTTTGATAGCCAAAATACTTTTAGTTATGATGAAGAATTAATATCTTTACAAAGGAATTACAAAGGTTTAGGTAAGGCTGAAAGACAACAGTTAAATGACTTTATTGATTTTTTAAAGTCTAAACATGATTCAAATATGCCAGAGGATGATGATCTTGACTAATAATCTTGTAAGTACGATAAAAGAGGCACATAACACACGGAAATTAATGGGTGATGACATAAAGCTAACACCTAGAATGGTAATTGAATATTTAATAAATCAAAAAAAGGTTTGTGTTAAAACCTATAAACAAGGTGCACAAGCTCTCGGAGTATCGCCTTTAATAATAGGGATGTATACACAGTCATCCGATGCAGCAACTTTATATTTACCTAAAACAGATGATTTATATATCTTATATGATTCAGAAATCAAGACAAAAGAGCGTAAATTGTGGAGTCTCTGCCATGAAACTGGGCACATAATCAGAGGTCATCATTTACAAAAAATGAACAACCCAGATTTAGTCAAATCTCCTGTTTTAGAGTTGGAAGCAAATACATTTGCTAGGGAGCTATTAGCGCCGGCCACTTTAGTATATGGTTTTATTTCTAGGTATAAAACAGAGGGCCCTAATATTGAAGATTTTTACTTTGCTTACAGATATGTTTTTGGGTTAAGCAAATCAGCTTCTGCATTATCTGCTAATATACTTTCACACGAGGGTTATCAGATTGAAAACGACTTATCTCTAATTCAACAGTATGGTGCCAAACTAAATAAACTATTTCCATATATTAGTACACGAAGAGATTACCATTATTTGGTATCAGCTATGTGTAAAACGGAATACGACCACGTTAAGAGAGCTTACGATTTAAATAAGCCTTTTAGGGAAAGACTATTTAGTCGTTCTGTGTTTTAGATTTAAGGAGAGATAGCTATGAATAAAAGAGTGTTAGTAACAGCGATTATAGGGGTAATTATGGCTGTATTGGTAGGTTACGTAATAACTGACTACCATCAAAAGACTCTTGAACGAACGGCATATGCCGCATCAGAAGACGCTCGCAAAGCTCAAGAAGCAAAGGACAAAGAATCCAAGCTGACGAGAAAAGCTAATGCGGAACAAGAAATATATACGATTCTAAACAACACAAACTTTGAGTATGATCAAGTAGACAGGGAATACAAATTCTACAGTTCTAGTCAAAGAGCGCTCCAACCAAGCAACTCTGTATCATGGGTTGCCTTCGTAGACTCCTCGGGCCATTTAGTAGGACCTTTTATCAAATTTGTTACTTTTGCCCCATTAGATATATCTACAAATTGGATATTTTGGGATAAGTTAACATTCTCCAGTTCTGCAGGTAAATTTGATTACACGATACGTGGCGTCATTGCTGGGCAAAGTGGTGGCGGTAAAAATATCAGGCTAGATGACTCTGGAACTTATGAATATGCGCTACTAACAATCCCTGAAATAGATGAAGGATTGCGCATCTTAACACAAGGCAGCAACCCAATAATCAGATACAGAGGATCACAATATTATAAAGACTACGCACTATCCTCTGAAGAAGTCGAACAGTTAAAAACTGCACTAACCTTATATGAACTCGGAGACATTGTTGATAATAACTTAGATGTAAATAAGCTATCTAAATAAAATAATGCCCCTATCACGTGATAGGGGTATTTTAGGAGGTATGTAATTATGGCCATGAAACGCGCCAATGGTACTGGCACCGTGTATAAGATGAAACATAAGGCTCTACGTAAGCCATATCGAGCCGTAGTGACCCTTGGATATAACTCTGAGGGCAAACCCTTACGTAAATCTATAGGCACCTTTGTAACGCAAAAAGAGGCGTATAATGCACTATCAGCATATGATGCTAATGCTCCGCAATATGAAGTCAAGGATACTACCTTTGGTCAATGCTGGGAATGGATGATTGAAGATAAGATGCGCAAAGGCGTCATCTTAGAAAAAGGCGGATATCTTTATAATAAAAAGAAGGTGGAGCACTTATTAAAAACCCCTATTAAAGATATAAGACTTGCCCATATGCAAGATGTTATTGATAGATATGCAGATAAGAGCCACACGACATTGGTACAGATAAAAACAGCTATGAAAGCAACTTTTGACGCCGCTATAAAAAATGATATAGTGGATAAAAACTATGCTGCACTCGTCACTCTACCACAAAAGGTAAAGTCTGAAATCCACAAACCGTTTACCCCTGTCGAGATATTTCGTCTATGGGAACTGGCAGAGAGCGATCGAGACGCCCGAGTTCTATTAGTGTACATATACACAGGTATGCGCCCAGGTGAAATACAAAGCATTAAATTAAAAGATGTCCACCTTAAGGAACGCTATATGATAGGTGGTAGCAAAACTGCAGCAGGCAAAAACCGTATCATTCCGCTAGCGGATGCAATTATGCCTTTTATTAAAGAGTGGTATAAAATAAGCAGTTTTCAACGGAATGAGTATCTGCTCCCTAAAGACACTCCTAAACATTTATTAATCGCCATCCGTACCTATCTAAATAAGCATTTCCCAGGACACCTCCCGCACGACGGACGGCATACTTGTGCTTCCTTATTAATTCACATCGGCATATCAGAAGCCACGACAAAAACGATACTAGGTCACCGGCATTCCGACGTAACGAACCAAGTATACATCCACAAAGACGTATCGGAGTTAGTAGAAGCCGTTAACAAATTGCCTAGTAAGGATAGTCTTTTATGTCAAGAATATGCATCCCTAACTTTTGCGAAAGGGTGAGCAACGGTTAAGCAACGGTGCTGATTTTTAAAAATTTAAAACAATCTTCTAAAGCAAAGAGCCCCGTAAATATAAGTATTTACGGGGCTCTTAATTTCATTTTATCTGTTTATATAACATAATTAAATACATCGATAAAACC